GCTGATCTCCGTCTCCATGCTCTCCGTCTGCCCCGGTGTCGGCATCTCGATCTCACCGCCGATGCCAGCGCCCGAGATCGTTGCTGTCTTATAGCTGATCGACGGGAGCGTCACATCCGCCATGCCGAGCTTTCGATTGCCGCCCTTGAACACCTCAAAATTGATGAGCTTGTCGCGGACGGTGTTCACGCCCGCGAACCGCTGCAGGTCAAACGCGAATGCCTGATTTTTCATGTGTCATTCCCTCCTTTAGGAAAACAGCGCCGAGATGTAGCCCGGATCGTACTCCATGACGAACTCGATCTCCCGTGCGGGCGCAGGCGGGGTGAGATGGACGTGAAAGCGGATGATCCCATCCATGAGCTCCGTCGTCGTATTCTCATCCTCACGGAACTCCACGCGGCCGCCAAGGAGCGCACCTTTTGCCGTGAGACCATTCAGCCAGATGTTTGCGCTGTCAACGACCGTCTCAATGAGACGCTTATTCGTTGGCTCATCAATCTTGCTCCAGAATGTCGTGACAAGAGTATTTCCCACCCAGTTGAACATGCGGCGATTGTTGATCAGGCTATCCTTCACATCCGTATTGGACGGATACGCCGCCGTGCGGTTGCCCCAGCTCTTCCAGCCGCCGATATAGTTGAGTGCCGTCACAACGCCCTGCCCGTTGAGATACGCTGCCTGCGCAGCGTTCAGGAAAACCTCCGTCCCGTCGGCAAGACACGCCCCATCCGCCTGAATGGACTTATTCGACGGCGAATAATACGGGATATCGTCATGCTCGCTGTCAATGCGATTCATGAGAGAAGCAATCTGCGCGGAGAGGTGATATTTTTCCTTGCCCTGCTTTACCAGTGGCCAACAGAGAATGCAGTCCTTATCCGCAGCGCTCTTCTCGTTCTTCCACTTGCTCGCAGCGGTGTACGTTTTGACCTCATCCGACGGAATATCGCAGATGGAAATAGCGTTGAAATGTCCGCAGATGTTGTGTTCCTTCGCCCGCATGACCGCCGCCACATTCACATCATGCGACCAGCCCGGCGCGATGATAATGCCGGGGGCAAGCCCAAAGCGCGGGAATACCTCATCGATCAGCTCAAGCCCTTCGGTTCGGTTCGTCGCTGCATTCACGCCGCCGATGATATCCGCCGCCTTCACCGCTGCCGGATCAAGAGCCGTGTAGCTGAGGCAGAGATTCGCCGTCCCGCTCGGAATACCGCCGCCATCCATCGGCGTAATGACGACCTGCCCCGCCGCATCGTATGCCGCCGTATAATCCGTATTCAGCACGAGCTTTTGATGTGCCGCCGTGAGTTTTACCTCAAGCGTGGAGAGCACGACAGGATCCGCCACCGTGACAATGCCGCCCTTCACATCCACCTGCCTATCCTGCACGCTCTTTTTGTGCTTTTCGGGGTCAAGGACGTTGACCAGTACAAGCGGCGCCATGTTGAAGAGCGCGAAATGCGTTTTGATCACCTCGGCGAGCGTGTAGTTCTCCCAGTCCTCCGAATACCCGAACGCCGCGACTGCTTCCTTGTAGGAGTAGCAGAGAACGGGCGTATTCGCCGCTGCCGCAGTCTGTGCCAGATGAATCGGTGCCGTGCCGAACGCGACGACCAGCCCGCCGCTTGTCGCGGTCATGGGAACGAGGCTCGTTGCCTGTTCTCTCGTATATACGCCATGCTTATATTCCATGCTTAGACCTCCTTTTCCATCTCAGCCCATGCCAAGTACAGCGGTGTGCCCTTGCGCCTGACCTCTTCCCGCGCCTTACTCAGCTGCTCTACGGGGACAAAGAGCCGCGCAATATTCGCGTACTTTGCCCCCGCCTGCTCCACCAGCTCTTTCGGATATCCCCGATAGACCGTGTTGCATTTCAGCCCGTCGGTGAGGCGGTTCGCGCCGATGTAGACATAGCACTCCGCTTTGTCCTCCTTCGTCAGAATCGGCGGATTCTGCTTTTCGGGCTTCACGGGCTTTGCCGTCGGCAATTCTCCCGTGATCTTCTTATCCTCATCACTCATATCATTCATCCCTTTCTATCCGATGCCAATCCGCCGCCATCTGTTCATTCGGCTGTGCAACGGTATAGGTGAGTGTCGCATAGCCAAACCAATACGGATACGGTTGATTTTCAATCGTCTCAAACTTCGTCGGCAATACGATGCGGAATCTCTTGTCGAGCTTACGGAAGATCAAAAGACGTTGGCGCACCCGCTCCATGATGGAGAGCAGATCACGCCACGCCTCTTTGTCCTCGCCGTACACGCCGAACGTCAGCCCGATCACTGCCTCTGCGCCGAGTTTATCCGGCTCTATTACATCCTCCGTTTTCTGCCAGCTGACGATGACCAGCGGATAGTAGGAGTTGTCCTTAAATTCCTCATCCGGAATATGCTGCGGGTAGACAGAGACTTTCTTATCCGCCTGTCCCTCCGCCTTCATCCGATAATTCGCCGTCGCCGCTTCGACCTCACGGACAACGGCACTCACAAGCATCGCAGGTGTCATGATCGATACCTCATCAAGAATTGATCTACTTCACGCTCCACTGCACCCGCTAGGCGCGTTTGCAGGTGCTTTTCCATGTAGTCGCGGATGGTCGGGCTGCCGAGCATCTGCGGCACGGACGGTGCAAAGTTCTTGGCAATCGGCATGGACGCGTTGCCGCTGACGCGGTGAAATACGCCGACGTGTCCGCTCTGCATCCGCGCCAGAAACGCGTGCGCGATTGTCCCGCCCTGCCCGCGTACGACTTCACTGCAGAGGTATTTCCCCTTTGGCGGTCGTTTCGCCGGGACACGGCTCGGGTTGTGCTTGAAATACGCGAGGTCATTCACACGCCCGCGTGCGGAAAACACGGCACCCGTGCCGCGATAGGAGACGCGGAGCGCCCCTGCAATGCGTTTCTTTTGGAACGTGTACCGCTCCGTGATCTTCTGCGCCGCTTCGCGCTTTACGCCCTTGACCGAACTCCGCACCGCCCGCTTTGAGAGACGGTCAACCGCCCCCGGAAACGCTTGGAGCAGGTTTGCCGCGCGCTGCAGGTCATGATCGTCGATCTCAATCACAGGAATCCACCTCCCGCACGGAACGCACCCATGGTAATGGTCAGCATCCCCATATCCTCCGTGCACGTATCCACGGTATAGCGTTTGCCGTCCACCTTGAAATTTGTTCCCTGCTTCGGAATGCGCGGCAAATCGACTGTCTTTACGCAGACGGTCAAATAATCGCCATGTAGGCCGTCAGGCGTACGCCGTCCGTCATGCAGCATGGCGTTTCTCTTTTCCGTCATGTCTCCCGAGACGACGCAGATGCACGCCGTCCCATCCAGATCATGACGTTCGCCAAATTCCTCAGGGTTCATAAATACGCGTGTGAGATCGGCGGCGACCTGCTCCTTGAAGCCCATCAGCCGATGCGGACAAGCGCCAACGTGCCCGCCTGTTCTTTTGCCGCGATCACCGTGCCGGCGGGAACGGTGTTCTCTCCCGACGTGCCTGTAACGGCATTCTGCGTCTTGTCCCAGTAGACCGCCTGACCGACGTCCAGCTTTTCCGTCAATGCAGGGAGCCGAAACGCCCCGACGATTGTCAGCGTCCCCGTCTCTCCCTTCGGAATCTCCGCGAGCGCGACGCCGATGCGCGATACGAGCGGGACGATCTCCATATAGGCGACGTTTGCCGTCGCCGTATAGTCGATGTTATCGCCGCGCTGGATGTACTCTGCTTTTGCCATGGTTCATGTCCTCCTTATTTGCCTGTGCTCTTCTGGATACCGCGATAGTCCAGCAGATTGACGCCGACGTCCATGTAGATGCGCCACTTGATGCCGAGCGTGTCGAACTGCTCCGCGCGCTCCATCGTCGGCGTAATGTTGCCGTTGAGGCTCGTGACCTCAATCGTCGGCGCGATGCCCGCCGCCGCCGCGAGATAGAAGGTCTTCTCATCCTCAAGCTCCGGCTCAGAAATGACCGTCATCTTATTCGCGAACGGGTTCGGCGTTGCGTTTGCCTTCGTCGGGTCAACCACCGAGCTGATCAGCTGCGCCGCCTGCACCTCGAGCTCCACGGGGCAGATGAGGAAGGCAGGCTGAATGTTGAGGTACTCTTCCCCCTTGATATTCTTCTGCTTCGCCATCGCCGCTTTCATCTTGGCAAGCCCCTCGATGGAGATATCTTCCGCGCAGAGGTTCTGGTGATTCGCATGGAAGAGCACTGTGCCCTCCACTTTCGGATTGCCCTGCAGCATCTTATAGACCATCTTGTTGATCATGCGCCGTGCCGCCGCGCCGTAAATGGCAGGAAGCTGCTGCAGTGCGCCCATGTCGTCATTGATAATCGACTGACGCGTCAGGGAAAACATACGCCCGTAGGTTGCGATGCTCGTCTTTGCCGCGCCCTCGGTGACGCCGCCCGCCTTAAACTCACCGCTCTCGTTCAGCTTCTCCAGCGTGTCCGCTTCACTCAGACGGTAGCGCGGGGCATCCTTGAAGTCCGAATTGCTTCCCTGCGCCGTCCAGAGCTGATATGTCGTCGGTGCGCTCTGATACGCCTGCGCCATACTCTTATGCGCGACGTTCGAGAGGATCCCGGGGAATGCTCCTGTGCCCGTCAGTGCTTCACGAACAATCGTCTCGTCGTCCATGGCGTGTGTCGATTTGCCAAGCTCACGCTCCACACACTCAGCGGCGAGGCGCATCATGCGCTTTCCACGGAACTCCTCCGCCCCCGGCGCACTGTTTTCGACCGCCAGCCCCGCACGCATGGCAAGTCCATCCGTCGCCGCCGCACGGAACTTGTCCATTTCGTCTACCTGCACCGTCACCGGCTGTGCCTTGCGCTCCTGTGCCAGTTTGTCGAGGATTGCTGCGCGGACAGCCTCGACGCTCATACCGTCATTGATGTATGGCGCATCGTCCACACCGAACTGACGGCACATCGTCCCGATCTCGCGCACGCGGGCACGCTCCTCGGCGACGGCCGCCTGACGTGCCGCCTCCGTATCCGGCTGCACGCCCGTATCCGGCTGCACCGTCACGGGATCCTGTGTCTTGACACCATTGTCCTTGTTCTGCTCATCCATGTCTCCATCTCCATTCTCAACATAACTACGTCCAACTCCTACCGTCGCATCGGCGGGTACGGACACAATCGAAAGCTCGTATGGCGTCCATCGCGTCGCCACCTCACACGGCCCCGTAAACCGTCCGTTACTGCTATTTGCTCCCGCCTCGACGCTCTCCCACACGTCGACTGCATAGCCGACAGATACGCCCCGCAGCGTTCCCGAACGCACCTTCTGGTAGATGCGCTCGCTCTCTTCGTCCTCGTCAAACTGGATCGTGGCGCGCAGCTTGCGCGTCACCTCATCCAGCCGAACATCAAGCACGCGCCCGATCACACGGTCACGGTCATGGTTGAAGAGGACAACGCCGATCTCCTGCAGTCTGCTGAGGTCAACCGCCTCCGCATCGTGCGATAGAATCTCGTTCCCGAACCACCGACGGCACGGCTCTTCACTCGAAAGTGAAAGCTCCGCCTGCCTCACATCGCCGCCATCCTCCTGCTCACGAACGGCAATCGCATTCGTGTAGATATCACGCCGCTGCGGCTCATTCTTGTTCCTTACTGCCATCTGCATCCTCCTTTTCATCATCTGTGTTATTGACATGATTGCTCTGCGCTGCCTGCACCGTGATCGGCGTATGCACCGAGAGTTTCAGTCCCATCGCCTCGGCAGTCTCCTTTTCTAGTGCCATCTGCTCGAGCTGCTCACGCCAGTCATAGCCGCGCTCGGCGCACCACTGCGCGAGCGTCTTGCCGCCGTTCTGGATCGCCGCGATATCTGCCTGCACTTCCTTTGCGGGGTCAATCCACGACCAGCCAGGCGTTACCCACTCCACATTTTGATACGCCGCGCGGTGTTCAAAATAATCGGGGATATCAAGACTGCCTGCCATGACGCAGAGATCCATCCATTCACGATAAATCGGGTCACAAAGATGCGCTGCCATGAAATTCTGTATCGGCTCAAAGGTCTTGCGATCCTCAAGCATCCCCTGCCGCGCACTGGAAAAACTCGACGTGTTGAAGTCACGGCTCATGAGTTCGTAGGAAAGCCCTAGTCCAGCCCCCGCAAGCCGCTCCTGTATCGCTACATAGTCCCGCGCATTGGCAAGGCCGCGCGACGGATTCGCCGTCTCGATGCTCTCCCCCGGGGCAAGATAATTCACCATGCCCGGGCGGATGCTCTTCAGTCGTTTTCCCTCCGGATCGCCGCGATTCACCCCGACGCGCCCCGGCATATTCGGCGCGCCCGTCTGCGTTGTGACGAACACGGAAAAGCACGCCGCAATACGCGCGGTGAGGGTCTCCGCATCAAGATAGTCCTGCGTATCCTTGAGCCGCTTGATGATCGGTGCAAGGTCAGAGATGCCGCGTATCTGGTCAGGCTGACTGCGCGACCAGAGGTGTATGACCTGCGCAGCGGGAACGCGGTCGGGGTTATACTCCACATAGCCATCGGGGCTTTTGCGGTCAATCCAATAGGCAAGCGGGCGCAAATAATCATCCAGCTCCACGCCCGATCGAATGACATTGTTCGTCTTTGGCGCGTAGATCATAAAACTGCTGAGCAGGTCAGACTTAATGACCTGCAGTTTCAGCGGGTGCCGCCCCTTGCGCGTGACCACCTTCTTGATAAGGATTTCCCCGTCAACGATCTTTCGCCGAAGGAGCATCGCCTGCAGCTCCTCAAAGGTCTGCTGTCCCGTAATGTCGCAGTTCTCCGCCGCCGTCCACTCGCGCCATAGCGTCTCGATGCGCCGATTGAGTGCCTCATCTCCCGTGCGTGCCTGCGGCTTGATGCCCGTCCCGACCACGTTGCGCACGATGCCTCCGACGGCCGCGCCTGCGATATCACTATTGCGCTCCAGATACCGCGCACGCGCCTTGATAAGGTCGCGCTGCGTCTTATCGGTGTTTTCCGTGTCCTCGTTGATCGGAATCCATCCGTCATTGAACCGCGTCACCTCACCCGCCTCGTAGGCGCGCAGGCTCTCGGCGTAAAAGGCGCGACTGCACGCCCAGCGCGGCGAGATTGCTGCAATCGCTTTTTCAATCAGTGGAATCATAGCCGCCCCATTTGGGCAAAGAGCACATCCCCGCCATCCCTGCGCGCAATCTCCGCCTTTAGGGCATTTTCTCGCGCGTAGAGCGTCGCAAGATTCGCCTTTGTGATCCGCCGATTCGCGATGCTGTACTCTTGCGCACCGCCCTCAATCTCGGCAATGGCCGCCCGCACCCGCTCCAGCTGTATTTCAAGTGTGTCCAAATGGTTTCACCTCCCTTCAAAGGTGCATCAAAAAAGCACCTTGCGTCATTTGCAAAGTGCTCTATCGTCAAATCCACTGCCGCCCCACGCCAAGCCAGTCGTTGTCTTTTTCTTCCTGCTCCGGCGGGCTGCTCTCCTGTTCCTCTTCCATGCGCCTTTGATTTGCCCGCTCTTCCCATGCCCAGAGACGAAGCGAATCCTCATTCTGCGGCTTCGGCAAGGCCTTCTGCGCGAGACGCGAAAGAGGCTCGCGTTCTTGCTTCGCCTGCTGCGCTACAAGCGCCGCACCGCGCCGCGTCTTCGGCGAGGACCCGGGCCTGGCA